CTTGGAACGAAGCGCTGGTAACAATCAGTTCAAACCCCTGCTTCCGGAGATGCCCCAGTTCCACCAACGCCTGCTAGACAGCAGAACGGTCGAAGAACTGATCGTCGAGCACCTCGAGATGTTGCTGGAGATACACCCACTGTCCCCCTTCCAAGGCAAGCTCCCAATGAGCAGCCCCCAGTTGACAGATTGGGTAAGCTCGAACAGCTCTTTGCGAGCTTCTTGGAACGAAGCGCTGGTAACAATCCAGTTCCTCTCCCACAAGCTCCTGGCCCGAATCCAGGACAAGGTGGATACCCGTACTTTGGCGCCCCAAGCGGGTTCCCTCAGTACGCGTTCCCACCCCGTCCCTACGGCTACTAGAGCCATCATGAAAGGTACGCACACACCTCTCAAAACGACTGCCATCAACACAGATCTTGATGAATCCCCCACAAGAAGTAAGGGTAAAGTAGATCTAGAGATGGTCGATGAGAAACCATGGGTTTCAGGTCCACAAGCAGGAAACAGACACCTCGTGAATGTAACTGCAGTGGACGTCACCGATTATCAACAATGCCTCGTAGATTGGGCGAAAGTGAACTATTTAATCCATGAAGGATTTAAGTTTTCTGACTTTCACCTGATCCTCGCACTTATAGCGAAGTATACTCACAACTTAAATGTTGAGAATCCCTTCATCTATAAGATGGACCATTCCGGGACACACATTGTCCCCCTGTCAAGCACCGAATATGCAAAGTATCAAAAACAACTCATAAGAGACTCCCGCACGGCCACAGCCGCACACAAAGAGTCCACCATCAGCAGTAGTGATATCTCCACTCATAAGCTATCCCCTTTCCTCACCCAAAACACAGCCCCAGAAAATTTTACTTTCGCAATACTCCCGGAGCCCACCGTGACAGCTTTGTCTTGGAATGCTTCACTGAAAGAGGCTAGATGGTCTGATATGGTAGACGACGATGTTGTAGACGATGGGATTATACCCACAGTCCACGAATCGAGAGAACTATCACAAGTCAGACGGCGTATACGGCAATCAAAGAACAACACTTGCGTGCTGTACTTCGGTGTCGGAGACAATGGAACGCACCTTGCTACAATTGAGCAAAGGCCGTCTACATTACTCTTCGCTCAGAAGTGCTACCACGAGCTAAATGATGCCGGTTTCATACTCCAAATTTCTGCGTTAACCGCCTACGAATTCAAGAACGAGCAAAAGAGTTTTGCTTCCATCAAAGAAGTCGAAGACGGTAACATAGAGTACAAGTTCTCAGGAGGCCACAAAATAGGACCTGCAACCCAGTTCCCTATACCAGGAAATAAGTGGCAAATCATCAAGATGGTGGTTAAAACACAAGGCGAACCCGGATTCTCATCCCGCATCAACATGGTTGAGGCGGTCCAAACAAGAATCATCGGTGCCTCGGAATCCCGAAAACTGTACACCACAATTAACTCTACCTCCTACCAGGACTCCCCCATCGTTAGAATCTCAAAAGATAGGGAGCCATGCTGGAGGAGAGCGGACTTCGGCCCGAATAAGAACACTCGCTTCAATGATCTCTCAAAGAAGGAGCAATCTGATCTGATCGCCGAAGACAAGGAGAGATGCAAAGCTTTCAAGAAGCTAGGTCAGCTTATAGAAGCATTCGTGTCGGGATTTGTCTGTTCAAGACAAACGACAAATGTTCCTCTAAACAGGTCGCGCGCAAGGAAGGGCAAGATACTGAAGAGTTCTCTACGAACCTTAAATCTTAGCCTTTCCGAAGACGCCGACGCCTACCTTACTCTGCAACTCTGCATCTATCATATCATGGACAAGTTCAATGGTCCAGAACGCCTTAAATGTTTAGCCGACATCGACAGTGCCACAGGGGCTGTCAAAGAAATGTCTGCTGAACTAAGAGTATTCTGGCAACATGGAACCTTTGTCCGTAATACGAAAACATTTGCCGAGGATCCATTCAAACAAGTTCGTTGTGGACGACTGTCATACCTAATTCTACGCCATTACAGCGAGAATAACAGTACGATCAAAGTCCTTAATGAGTCCTGCGATATCTCACTTAATCCCTATAATATGGATGAGGTGAGGGAGCGCGGGTGGTTCCTCAGCGGAGAGGAGAGGGATGATACACCACTACTAAGGACTAGGCTGGCACAAAGGGCCAACCATTATCGCTTTGTAGTACCTGGATACCCCCTCGCCGTCCTAGGATTTCTCGGAAGAGCATGTCCACGTCCCTCACAACGTAAAGTAGATGAGGCAACGTTCGACACTTACGACCGATTCCGTGGAAAAGAGACTAAAGAGGTTCAATGTCCTGCAAGGGATAAAGATTCACCTGTTATGGTCACGATTCCACCAGTCCATGTAGGACAGAAAGAGAGGGATAACATACGCGCATGGTCTAAGAAATTCTTTAAAGATATCGAAAATCCTACCACGCTAATCGCATCATGTTCTCCCTCAGTAGGTGGATGTATGGAACGAACGCGCTCTAAGGGCGGGGTGGTCAACTTGCTTTCGCAATACTACCACGCAACCCTCAAAGAAACGTCCGAATCTTTAGGACTCGCCGGCCTTCCCAACCTAATGGAATGGCGACGAGGCCCCGGAGGACTTGGTCCAAACACAAAAGGGATAATTCCTGGAAATATCGTACCAACGCTAGAGGATCACAACGGATTCAACTGGGCGCTGGCACGAGATATCTTAAACCCCTATGTGATGCATGCATCCACTTGCAAAAGAGAGTCTTGCACCGAACTCGAAAACCATCTACCCCTAATGCCGTTCGGCATCGGGGAACTAGGTGGAAAATGTCGAGTTCCCTGCCTGACAACCGGGCTCCTAAATATACTCGCTAGCCCTATCCGAAAAACACTATGGAGTGTGATCAAAAGGGATAGCAGATGTAAATTTAGAGTGAAAGGAGCAGATAACCTAGATCTGATAAAGGCATTCCTTTATTCCCTAGATAATGCATCAACAGTTCACTCAGGAGATATGACGGTTAGTACGGACCGATTCCCATTCCTATTCATGGAAGAGGTGATCCGGGGGCTACCTGCCAATGTGTTCAATAGCGACTGGAGGAATATTGCCCTTCTGGCAACAGGCCCCTTTCGACTAGTGAGCCCCGACGAAGAGAACAAGAAGAAGAAGAAATCACTTGAGATCCAGGCTATGACGGACGATTTGCCCGAAATCATAGAACCCAAACATCCCCAGTATCTCCTCAACCTCCTTGCCCACAAAACTAACGTGCCATTAGAGGTTCGAACACCATCAAAGGATATCGACAACTCAATGCCAGGGTTCCTTGCCGACTTTACACATTGTCATCACAACTATATGTTAGACGTCAAGCCACCTCCGGTGACGATGCAACCGTACAGAATACACGACGAGTTCAAAAAAGAACAAGAAGTTGATTTTGCGGATATATCTCAGCACCTCGCTCCCTTATATGATGTAAATACACCAATCGCAGAAAAGAATCCTGTGATTGATTTTAGCATCACACATCTACATCGTCAAAGATCTGCATTAGATGCCCACCAAGAAAAAAGTGGGTACACTAACAAATTTGAGAGGAGTAATGGAATTGGGAGCTATACTCCCGAAGTTGTCTTCAACCAAGAATCAGCGTGGTTATATTCGCCAGACGGAGAATATATGACCACCGGGTTCAAAAAGGAAAGAAAACGACCCATGACGCTCTATGAGATGATATCGAAGGAAAATGAATGCCTTCGTACTCTCTACAGACACCCCATGGAAAGCTTCGGGAAGAACTACGACTATATCTCTAGAATCGGACTCCAAATGAGCACCTCTTGTAGCGTGACCATGCTGTATTCATACAACATGTTCTGCGACGAGACAGCGCGAGAGGAGCCCAACGCTAAGGGTAAGTCGTTACTATGCGGGGATGATAGTCTACGAGCTGGAAACGGTGTATATATTGATACATACAAACGTACCGCTGAAAGGCTAGGATCCCAATTCTCGGAGTGGAAGGATATCACCGCTAATAACGCCCGCGGGCTGTTCACAGAGATCTATTTCCAAAACCAAGAAATGCTACAGATTCCAAAACTCAAGACAATCATCCGCCCGGAAGGGGAAGAGGGTTGCCCTGAATGGAAAAAGGCAATTCAAGCATACAAAACGATACACGCGCCCACAGAGGCTTCCCTAACACTACTCCAAGAGGAGATGATGGGAAAGTTTACTCTGGAACTCGAGGATCTGGATGGTATACTTCCATTCGGATTGAGCGAACGGCTGGGCGGAATCGGGGATAGAGCTAAACCACTTTCAGAGAAGAATATTCTTGCACTGGAAGTAATCAGCAAAATCCAAAA